CGATCGCACGGGCAGCCTCGGGCTCGGCGACCTCACTGCTGAAGATAGCGCCGGCACTCGATCAGAACATTCTCAAGAGTGGCAACCTCAACGCGATCACGGCAGAACTCTCGCGCACATTCGGCGGACAAGCGCAGACAGCAGCGAACACCTACCAAGGGCAGTTGAATCGACTGTCGGTGGGGTTCGGCGAACTGCAGGAGAGTTTCGGCTCCGGTTTCCTCAACGCTCTCGGGAAGACTGAAAGCAAAACCGGCGACCTCATGACAGCCATGGAGGACCTGCAGCCGGCCCTCGAGGACATCGGCGCAGCGGCAGGCGACCTCGTCGTGCAATTGGGCGGGATGGTCACCGCATCAGACAAGGCAGCCAAGGCCGGCAAGAACTTCCTCGAGGCGCCGAATTGGGACGACCTAGGCAGCGTTATCAGGGAGGCTGCCATCGCAAACCAATTCTTCAACAGCACGCTCGTGCAAAGCATCCCCGTTATGGGTCCGACGATTAACATGCTGATCAACCTGACCGGCGGATATGAGGCACTGGCCGGGGCATCCGAGGACGCCTACGGCGGTGTGAGCCGCACAGCCATGGCACTCGGCAAGGGCGCACCCGAGATAGACAAGAACACGGCAGCGACCTCGAGATGGAATGCGATTGCAGCCGCCAACGGCGCCGTCGTCAAGACGAACGGCGGAAACCTCGAGCAGTACTTCGCGGCCCTCGACAAGACATCGACCGCAACGGGGTCGACGTCGAAGGCAACCGACACCCTGACAACAGCGTTCGACCTGCAGAAGGGCGTGGTCGACGACCTGCAGGTCACACTCGACGCACAGGTCGCCGACCTCGAGCGCAACACGCAAGCCGCGAAGGACTACTCGAGCACGCTCGCGACGCAGCTGCTCGGCGGCATCGACCTAGGCGCTGCACAGCAGACCGGCGCCGACCTCGGCATTTCATCGCTCGACGCGTTCGACCGCCAGATCGAACAGCATGAATGGTTTGGCAACGTCCTCACCTCGATCAGGGCCAACGGTGCAGACAAGCGACTCGTCGACCAGATTGCGGCCCTCGGCCCCGAGGCCGGCGGCAAACTTGGGCAGGAAATGCTCGATAAGGGCCTAGTGCAGGCGTTCAACGACCGGTTGGAGGAAGTCGTCGAAGTCGCAAACAAGACAGCGACGGCTATGGCGGGCGAGTTCTTCCCGGCTGGCACCGAGGCAGCGACCGGCATGGTCGACAAGACCCTCGAACAGATGGGCAAGGAAACGAAGCGACTGAAGGCGATCGGTAAGGGCATGGGCGACCTGATCGGCGCGACGATGTCCGCGCAGATCGCCGAGGCCGTAGCCAAGTCTGTCGCTGCTGCCGAGGCTGCAAAGACCGCTGCAGCAGCCGAACGGGCCGCGCAGCAGGCAGCCCGTGCAGTCGTGACGTCCGAGCAGCAGATCGCCCAGACCGTCGCGCGACTAATCAATAACAGCAATGCACGCGCCGGCTACTCAATGGGCGTACCCGTACCGACACCGGTCCTCGGATGAACCCCACCGTCCTGGTCAACGGCGTCGCCCTCGACCTCGAGAACGTCGAGTACCGAATCACGGTTTCGCACGGTCGCAACGACATCACGGCAGCGCCGGCACCGTCCGACGCGTCGATGACGCTCTACGGTTTCCTGTCCATCCCGGTGGAAATCAGCGACGTCGTCGAGGTCGAGGCGTACGGCGTCACCCGATTCACTGGCCGAGTCACGGACACGATCCTCACCCATGACTTCAACCCGAACGGCCCGACCCTCGGACCCGGCGCGACCGCCTACATAGCCCGCCTCGACGTCACCCTCATCGGGAACCTCAGCCTGCTCGGTCTGAAGTTCGTCGGCGAGGCCGGCTACTCGAAGGAACTCCTCAACGACCGGGTCGAGAACATCCTCACCGACTCGGGCGTCACGTTCGCCAACAACAGCGACCCCCTCATGACGCAAGAGGCCCTAGCAGCAGTCGACGGGGGTTACTCGGCGCTCGACCTGCTCACAGCCCTCGGCACCGAGACCGGCGGCACACTCTGCGACCTGCCAGATGGCGCCGTCCTGTGGGAGTCATACAGCCGTCGCGGCTACGGATACAACCCGGCGCACTGGGGCGACATCGACCCGACGGACACATGGCCCGACCTGCCCTACATCTGGGCGGACATTTACGACCGGGTCGATACCGCCCCGCTTACCGTCGAGCTGCCGCACACGGCGGTCGCTTGGTCGCCGACGTGGCGCAACACGTCACAGACGATCCTTAACGACGTCACCGTGATCTACGGCAGCGCCGGCAATCAGAGCAAGACGGACTCGGATGCGGCCTCCATAATCACGCACGGGCGTCGAGCGTTCACCCTGACCACGAAACTGCACGAGGCAGCCGACGCGCAGGCAAGGGCCTCGGACATCATCCGCACTCAGTCGGAGCCGCGCTACGCCGTGCAGTCGATCGAGGTCCTTATAGAGACCGTCACTGACCCGCTACGCGCCGACCTGCTCGACGTCATCTCAGGGAGCAAGGTCGGCATCGACCTGATGCCGCAGCCCGCACCGATCGACGACTATGTGGGCATTTGTGAGGGATGGTCCGAGACCTACACACCCGGACTGCACCGGCTCGTCCTCAGCCTGTCGGATCCTCGATTCTCTTACCAGGTCGTGCGATGGAGTGAAGTGAGCGCCGTCCTGACGTGGGCCGGCGTCGACCCGACCGTGCAGTGGTACAACGTCGTCGCTGCAGCCGATCTAGTCGCCTAACTGAAAGGATCAGCACATGGGAACTCCGTACGCACTCAGTAGCGACCTAGTGTCGGCGTGGCCGGCGAAGTCGCTGGCCGTCGCCCAGTACGTCGACGGCTACAAACTCGACACCGGACCAGTCCAGAACGCACAGACCGGCACGTCGTACACGTTTGTGCTCACCGATACGACGAAGACGGTCACGGCGAACAACGCGGCCGCCTCGGCCTACACGGTCCCCCCTCAGTCCTCGGTCGTATGGGAGGACTACACGACCCTCCGCATAGTGAACCTCGGTGCCGGTGTCGTCACCCTGACGGCAGGCGCTGGTGTCACGCTGAACGGGACACTAGCTATGGCCCGTTACGCCGCCGCCACTCTCATTAGGACCGCGTCGAATACTTGGACGGTGGTCGGGATTGCATCCCTCCCATCTTCAGCAGCGGCGGCGGTAGCGACAAACCAAGGCACGACAAGCACCAGTTACACCGACTTGGCTACAGCAGGTCCGGCGGTGACCCTGACAACTGGCACCAAGGCACTTATCGCCATTACCACCAGTCAAGAGGCATCACTCGCTGGATACAACACCTACACGGGTTTTGCGGTATCAGGCGCCACGACCATCGCCGCCGATGACACACGCGGGACACGTCTAAAGACTGGCGCCCAAGTAAGCACGGTCTATTTGTTAACAACTCTTACCGCTGGGTCGAACACTTTTACCCTCAAGTACAAGGCCGAATCCGGTTCCACCGCTAATTTCCTCAACAGGGAAATTGCTGTCATAGATTTGGGGTCATGATGGAAGACAACCGGGTACGCGTACACACCACGAAGGCGATCAACCTCGCGCAGCTCGACGGCGAGACTGGCGGTTACGGCCTCTCCGGGGAGGCAGGCGTCGTGGTCGCTATCGAGGGATCGCCCCTGACCGAGGAACAACTGAAGGCCGCGATCGCGAAGCACAAGGCCGTAATGCCACCGACGCCCGAGGAACAGGCACAGAATGCCGCGGACGCCATCGCACACGCCAAGTCCCTAGGCTTCACTGACGCGATGATCAGCGCCATGTACCCGGGGCTAGCGACGCCATGAGTTGGAAGCTAGCCGCAGCAGCGCAGACGCTACGCAAGCAAGTGGACACCCGATACCCGAAGCGCGACAAGTCAAGCGACGGCACGATCGGAGACCAGGCACACAAGCGCCGGATCTCCGACCACAACCCCGACAAGACCGGCTACGTCATGGCACTCGACCTCGACGAGGACGGCTGGCCAGCGCACAAGTTCGCCGACGAGCTCCTCGAGTACATGCGGACCAGCGCAGACAAGCGGATAAAGAACATCGTGTACGAGGGCCGCGTAGCGTCCGGCACCTACTCAAATCAGATGTGGGTCTGGCGCAGCGCGCCGAGCCTCGGGCACGCGCATCACATACACATCAGCTTTGCCGAGCCGGCCAAGCACGACGGGCGCCCCTTCAATCTGCCTATCCTCGACCACGAGTGGAAGCCAGCGGAGACACCAGCCAAGAAAGCACCGGCCAAGAAGGCAGCCAAGCCGAAGCCATGACCGAGATGTTCACCACCGTCATCGGCCTGCTCGTTGCAGTCATCGGCCTAGTCGCCCTCGTCATCCGGGGCCAGACGAAGGCTCAGCGCCCGAACGGTGGTAAATCACAGTACGACCTGCTTGTACGGATCGAGAGCCGCCTAGACCGGCTGGAGCGTAACCAGGACGAACACCTGCGCCACCACATGGAAGGCACATGATGCTCGACAAACTCAGCCCAGAAGCACGTCATCTCATGCTCCTTCTCATCGGCGCCCTCATCGCCTGGGCAAGCACGGAACTGCCCACGCACCTCGAGCCGTTACCGGCCAGCCTGCTCGGCGCCTTTACGACCGTCGCCCTGGCATGGCTCACCCCGCTCACAAAGCAATACGGAATCGGCGCCCCCGACACACCTGACAAGGTTGACAAGGTTGAGTAGTTTGATAAGGTAGTCCTAGGTCGGTCACAAGGACCGGCCTAGGAAAGGGGAAACGCACATGTTCTTCATCTTCTACAAGCGGCTCACCAAGCGAGGCCACGTCCGCATGGACGTCCTCTCCTACCCGGACAAGTCCGCGATGGGTTTCGAGACCTACGCCGAGGCCGACGAGGCCGGCGCCGAGTTCCTGAAGTCCGGCATCGACGGATGCATCTGGGTCGAGGTCCGCAGAATCTACTAACCGGAAGGGCCCCCACACGGGGGCCCTTTCCTTATTGAGAGGAAGAAATGACCGACAACAACACCTACAGCACACGGCAGGCCGCCGAGGTCCTCGACCTCAGCCAGTCCACCGTGCAGCGCATGGCCGACGAGGGCCAGCTGCCGTCCTACCGGACCCCCGGAGGATTTAGGCGCCTCGACGCCGGCGCAGTTCAGGAGTACCGGCGAACACGGGTCTCTAGCACTGTCACAGTCCTCGAGCCGGTGGGTGGTGATGCCGCATGATTGCCGAGGCAGCACTAGCTGCGGTCGTTCACTTGGCGCCGACCTGCAGTAACCCGGTCGTCAACGTCCTGCACTCGGCAGGGTTCCGAGGTCGGGCACTGCGCTACGCCTACGGGATTGTCATGCGCGAAAGCAAGGGCCACGCCCGAGCCATCAGCCCGACGAATGATTACGGCCTGTTTCAGTGGAATCGCGCAGCATGGTCCCGGGCGACATGGTGGGACCCGATCCGCCTGCTCGACCCGGCCTATAACGCTGCTATCGCGTACAAGATCAGCCAAGGCGGTCGCACCTGGTACCCGTGGGACATTACAGGTCGCGGACATCATTCGGCCCGCTACTCCTCGAGGGCGACCTACCGAGTGTGGGTCCAATATGTGAAGGCGTACCCATGCTAGAACCAGCGACGTATTCGTGGCGCTGCACACTGTGCGCCGCTAACGGCCACGGTGGCGCGACAGCGTTCGCCATTCACTACAGGCACCAGCATCAGGAGCCCGAGCCGACATACACGGGCTATCTGATTGAGGCCCGCGACGAGCACGGGCTGAAGGGCGTGGCCGCGTATCAGTGGGCTCACACGGCCTACGCCGAGTACGTCAGGAATCAGCAATGAGGGCGCCCAAGCGACTGCCGAGCCCTCGGGAGTTTGCGCTACTGACATGGGATGCACGCCTCGAGGTGATTGCCCAACTGCAATCCCTGAGGCTGGCCTACCTGAAGACGGAATCCGTGGAGCCGTCTACCACTAGACAAGTTGATGTCTAGGCCTAGACAACCGATTGTCTACGTCTAGATATCTAGCACTAGACACAAACTGCACAGCACTAGACAGGTTTCCCTCATGGAACCTTGCACAGCACTAGACAGAACTCGTATACCGCTAGACACAACCGTGTCTAGCACTAGATATCTACCACTAGACAACAAACTGTATAGAGGTAGACAGGAAGGGGAAACGATGTACGAAATTGAGCCTGGAGAAGATCAGCTCGATCAAGTGGTCGCGGAACTGCTCCGCGTCATCAACGTGATGAGCCACCGCAACAAGCGACTTGAGGGCATCATCAAGGCATACCGAGACATGGCACGCAGCTACGACCACAAGGGCGCGATCCTACGAGACGAGCGCGACAGGGCCCGCAGTGTCGCGGCCATGCTTGAGGCCGAGTGTGCGAATTGCTGGGGACCGATCCATTCAATGGCCATCAAGGAAGCGCGATTCCAAGCGGCTTACCAATACCCGGTAGATCCTTTCTTGACAGGTGAGGACGCGGAAGATGGCGCGTGAGGATTACGTCGAGGTCTCAGAACGCATCAGGCAATTCATCGAGCTCTACCCGACCGGCTCACTCCAGTCGGAATGGGACTACGTCATGCGCGACGGCGAACAGTGGCTCGTTGTGAAGGCCTACGCCTACAGGTCGCCTGAGGACGCACGACCTGGCATCGGTCACGCTTGGGAGCCGATCCCGGGACGCACCCCCTACACGAAGGGCTCGGAACTCATGAACGGCGAAACCAGCGCATGGGGCAGAGCCTGCTCGAGTATCGGCATCGCAGTCCACAAAGGCATCGCCTCGGCGAATGAAGTCCGCTCGGCACAGGCAGCACAGGCCGACCCGGTGGCAGCGAAGTCTGCCGAGATGGGCTCGTACCGGACACCCTCGGGAGGCCACCGGCAGGAAGGCGCCACACCGGCGACCCCGAAACAGGTCGGCCTGCTGCGGTCGACGATGTCGAAACAGCACATAAACGAGGCCGTCCTAGCCGACTACTGCTCGCAGTCGCTCGGGTTCGAGCTGCCAGTCGAGGGCCTTGGCGCACTCAGCAAGGCTCAGGCCTCGGTCATCATTGACGCGCTGCTCAAGTCGGCGACCCCGCCGGCCTCGAGGTCGAGCGGCCCAGTCGAGGACGACCCATGGGCCGACGTGCCCCCGCCACCGGAGCCGACACGATGATCGAGCCAAGAGACCCGGGCGACCTCGGGCCCTCAGCGCGTTTCGTCTACCTGACCGGTTACCGGGACGCGACCGAGGTCGTGATTAAGCGTGTCGACGAATTACTCGCCAAGCACAAGTACGGGTTCGACATCGACTCGCGGCTGCTACTCGATGAGATCAACGCGTGTGAAGAGGATGTGACCACGGCATGGGAGTAGACAAGCAAAGGTGCGCGGCATGCGAGGCGCCTATCGACGTGCTCGATATGTGCCTGGAGTGCACACCTAAAGCGGGGCCCGGGTTCATTCGAGTCGACACATGCAAGCGCGGGCACCAACTGGTCCAGACGAACAGTGGACGCAGGCGCTGCCACATTTGCGCCAGTCGGCTCGTCATCGAGTCACGCAAGAGAAGAGGGGCCCGATGATTCAAGCCATCGCCCTCGTCCTTGACTTTGCGCCGGCTCACTGGTCGCCGAGCACGCGCATGGTTGCGATCGCCCTAGCCGACTACGCCAACACCGACACCGGCTTGTGCTGGCCGTCCATCTCCAGCCTGTCCAGGCGCGCCGGTGTCTCAGGTCGACAGGTACAACGATGCCTACGAGAGATCGAGGCCGACGGTTGGATCGAACGCACATGCGGCGTCCACAAGGTGGGGACAAACCTGTGGACATGGCGCAAGCGCATAAGTGTGGGGGGTGACACCCGTGTCACCCCCCCCCTGACACCCATGTCACCCCCCCTTAGAGGGAAGGGGTGACACCCATGTCACCCGAACCGTTAGTACTTAACCACCAGATAACCGTTACCGGCTCGACGACATGAGTAACCACAGGAGAGGTCCCGGCTACAGACAGTGGGTCGCCCAGGTCATGGCAACGTGTGAGCCCGTATGCATTCGCTGTCACATGCCAGTCGACATGAGCCTGCCGAGAAACTCGAAGTGGGGGGCTAGCGCGGACCACGAACCACCCTTGGCCCTAACGGGCGACCTGCTCCCCAGCATGGACGGCGCCGGCATCAGCCACCTCGACTGCAACCGCAAGCACGGATCAAACCTCGCGAAGAAACTCCACGCCAAGAGCCCGAGCCCTTCTTTAGGCAGACCTAGGTCACTCCCCTCAGCCCCCGCCGGTTATCCCCCCAAGGGGTCCGGATCGCCCAAGGGAGGGCCTGAGCGGCCCGAGTTCGACCCGGCCGGATGGGTGAGACCCCGGTTGCAAACTAGGGCGCCTGCGACGGTGCGGGGGACTCACGGTGGAGCGGCTGCCGAATGGCTTTCGACGGTCTACGGCATGGAGTTGCGAGGCTGGCAGCGGCACGCACTCGACCGGGCACTCGAGCACGACGAGGACGGGCGCCTGGTATGGGCGGTTGTTGTTCTGACGGTGGGGAGACAGAGCGGCAAGAGTTGGCTGAGCCGGGGCATTTGCATGTGGCGCCTACACAACCGGGACCTGTTCGGCGAACCGCAGACAATCCTGCACATGGCGAACAAGCGCGACACGGCGATGGAGGTGCTACGACCTGCAGGCCTGTGGGCGCTCGAGAAGTACGGCAAGGGCACGGTCAGGTGGGGCAACACAGCAGCCGGCATCAGCCTGCCGAGTGGTGATCGGTGGCTGATTCATGCGGCCAACGAATCAGCCGGCGTCGGTTACTCATGCTCCATGGTGTTCGCTGATGAGGCTTGGAAGATTCAGCGCAACGTGATTGACGACGCCGTGATGCCGACCATGTCGGAGCGTGAGCAGCCCCAGCTCTGGCTGGTGTCGACTGCAGGGGACAGCTCGAGCGATTTGATGATTCAGTACAGGTCGGCAGCCATCGAGCAGCTGGACGCACCGGCCGGGACACTGCTGCTCGAGTGGTCGGCGCCTGCCGATGCCGATCCCGACGATCCCGAGACTTGGGCTTGGGCGTCGCCGGAGTGGACGGACAAGCGGCAGGCCTTCGTCGCACGGCAACACTCGACGATCGAGGAGTCATCGTTCCGGCGCGAATGGTGCAACCAGTGGGTGACGAAGTCCGGCGGTTGGCTCAAGGATTCTCAATGGGCGGACACGACGTCCGAGGTCGACCTGCCGGAGTCGAGCACATGGACGGTCGCAGTCGAGTCGGCATTCGACGGGCAAGGGCACGCGGTCGCGGTCGCCGGCGTCCTCGAGGACGAGCGCGTGGTCGTCAGGGTGTCGACCATGCGCACAATCAAACAGGTCGACGAGCGCCTCGCGCAGCTGCGCGCCGAGCATCCGCAGTTGTTCGTCCTGGTCACCCCCGGCTACGTCGACCGGCTCGGCGAACGGTTCGACGAACTCGTGGGGCAGCGCGAAGCCGTCGCCGGCACACAGGCGCTGCTCGACCTGTTCGACCGGCGCGCCATCCTGCACGACGGGGGCCTCGTCCTGCGGGAGCATTTCGCGGCGTCGAGAATCAGCAAGCGGGACGCGGGATGGGTCCTGTCGAGCGCGATGGGTGAGGGCCCCTCGTATGCGGCGCGTGCCGTGATGTTCGCGGCTGCCCAGGCGACGAAGCGGCAGCGCCCGACCGCGATCATTCACAGCCGCCGACGTGCTTGACAATCGTTATAAACCTGTAATATGGCGCCGTGGCGTTTCCCCGTCCGAGATGGTCCGCCCCTCCGTCCCCCCCAAGGTCGATGGAGGGCGGGCCGTCTGTGGCCCTACGCGAGGGCGCCGGAACATCACTGCTGCAGATGATCCAAGGCGCCGGTTCGTCGTTCAGGACATCGAGGGCCGCCGCGCTGCAGGTCCCCGCATTCGTCGACGCCATGAAGACGTACTCACACACGATCAGCGGTTTCGGCCTGCGGACGTATCGAGGCGGCGAGCCCATCGAGACCGCCCAGGTACTCGTCATGCCGTCGTCGTATCTTCCGTACACGTCCGTCATTGCGCGCACGGTCGAGAACCTGCTCCTGCATGACCGGGCGTACTGGCTTGTGGTCGACCGGACGTGGGATGGGTTCCCGCGTGAGATTCAGGTTATGGACGTTGACGACGTGTCCGACCTGACGACGCACTCGACGGCGAACCAGAACACGCAGTTCCCGCCCGTCGATCCGTTCTACTACATCGGCACGCCTGTCCCGGCCCGCGACGTCATTAAGTTCTACGGCGACGGCCTTGGCGGATGGCTGACGACCGGTGCCGCTGCGATCAACACGGCCGCCGCCCTCGAGGCCGCGACGTTGAACTACAGCGAGTACCCCATGCCTACCGTGGTCCTGAAGAACACCGGAGCCGACCTTCCAGCGGCAACGGTCGACGCGCTCCTGACCGCATGGGAAGAAGCCAGGAGCAACAGGGCCACGGCCTACCTGAATAGCGCGATCGAGGCTAAGGGCATGGGATGGTCCGCAAGGGATCTCGCCCTGGTCGAGGCCCGGAACGAGTCCGCGATCGGAATCGCCCGTATCGCGAACCTCGACCCCGTGTGGGTCGGCGCCAGCGTGTCCGGGTCGTCGCTGACGTACTCGAACCGCGTCGACCTGTATCGGCAACTGCTCGACATCAGCCTCCGCCCGGTCATGGACATGCTCACCCACCGGCTGTCGATGCCCGACGTCACGCCTCGAGGGCACTCGGTCAGGTTCGACACGTCCGGTTTCCTGCGGGGCAACGCAACCGACCTCGGCAACCTCGTCGCGCAACTGGTGCCGCTCGGCGTCCTCACCCCCGACGAGGCCCGCACCGTCATCGACCTCAACACGCTCGGACTCACCCCGACAAGCCTCGTACAGATGGGCGGATGAATGAGACATCTCACGACTGACGGCACGCTGCTGCTGCACACTCGAGCAGAGGACGGCGGCGACATCATCGGCACCGGTTACGGCATGGCTGTCCCGTACGGAGTCGAGATCGAGTACGACGGGATGCGGGAGTCGTTCGCGCCTGGTGCGTTCGATACTGCTGCAGTGGTCGGCAAGCCTCTCGCGTACCGGCACAACGAGCCGATCGGCGTGATCACGGCGGCCAGCAATGAGCCTGACGGCCTGTACATCGACTTCGACGTCGTCAACACGTCCCTCGGGCGCGATGCCGCGACCCTCATGCGGACGGGATCCAGCCGTGGCCTGTCCGTCGGGTTCGCACCGCTCGAGTCGAAGCGCACCCAAGGCAAGAACGCGATCGTTTACACCAAGGCTGCTCTCGCAGAGGTCAGCCTCACCCATCAGCCGGCCTACTCCACGGCCGGCGTAGGTTCAATCAGAGAGGATCACATGTCAGTCGAAACCGTCGAGGACGCCGCCCCGGCGGTCGTCGCAGACATTCAGGCACGCGAGGCCATCGACGAGCTGCGCCGCGAGGTCCAGTCCGTAGTTCACGTCGCCGAGCCCGTCCACCCGCTCGCACAGTTCCGGTCGTTCGGCGAGTACAGCAAGGCCGTCCTCGAGGGATTCGATTCGCGGGCACTCGTCGACCAGGTCACCGACAACAACCCGGGCGTACTTCCGCCCGTGTGGCTCATGCAGGTGCGGGGCATCATCGACCTCGGTCGACCCGTCATCACCGGAGTCGGCGGCCCGCAGTCGGCCGGCACCAGCGGCCTCGATATCAACTGGCCCTACTTCGACGGCAACCTCACCACGATCGTCGAGGCACAGGCCAACGAGAAGGACGAAGTCAACAGCGTCCGTATCGACATTAAGAAGGGCACCGCAAGCCTCGCGACCTACGCGGCCGGCTCGGACATCTCCTACCAGCTGCTGCAGCGGTCAATGCCGTCCTACCTCGACGCTCACAACCGCATCATGGCGGCGTCGTACTCGACGGTCACTGACCGGAAGTTCACCGATGACATGTGGCAGCTCGGCACTGGAACCGAAACCTACGACCTGAGCGCCGACACGACCGGTGCGACCTTCCGGGCGACGGTATTCGAGGCCTCTATGAAGTGCGAGGACGCAACCGGCGTCCCCGCAACCATCGTCTACGCATCGACCGCCCTAATGACGGCGATCGGCGGCTGGGAGTCGTTCTACCCGGCGCCGTACGGCGTCCAGAACGTGAGCGGCGTCGCGACCGCAAGCACTCTGCAGGTCAACGTTTCCGGCCTGCGAGTCGTTCGCGCCAAGTGGCTCGACGGCAATGCGGCACGGCACGCAATCGTCGTTAACGGCGAAGCAGCCCGGTGGATCGAGGACGGCCCCCGGCTGGCTCAGGCAGAAAATGTCAGCCAAATTGGTCGCGATATCGCCATTTATGGATACGGCGTCACCGCTGCCTACCTCCCCGCAGGCATCATCCGGATCGTCGAGCCCTAAGCCATGGCGCTGCTATCTGGTACGCAACTGGCCACCGCATTGGATCTCACCTATGCGGCGGACCCGTTCGACCAGGTGGCAGCGGCTGCGGTCGCAGTTGTGTCCTCCGTCATCACTGCGACCGCACTGGCAGCCGAGCCCGCAGCCCTCAAGGAAGCGACGCTCGGTATCGGAATCGACATCTTCCAGGCACGGTTCGCAGCCGGCGGCGAGTCCGTCGGCCTCGACATGCAGGCCAGCCCGTACCGGCTCAACAGCATCCTGCTCAAGAGCCGGGCCGCGCTGATCGCGCCGTATCTCAACGTCGAAAGCATGGTCGGATGACCGCGCTAACGACCGAGGCGCGCCTAGCGATCACGGCAGCCGTCACCGGCCTCGGATACAAGGTCTACACGAGCACACCACCCGTACCTATCCCGCCAAGCATCGTGATCATGGCGGACTCCCCGTGGGTCATCCCTGAGCGGCTAGGGCGCCTGTCCTACCGCACACAGTGGCGGCTCGTCGTCGTCGTCAACCCGCGCAAGAACAGCGCTGCGCAGCTCGACGCCGAGGACGCCATCGACACGATCCTCGGCGCGCTGCCGAAGTACGCAGTCGTCACCGACATCGGACCCCCGACCCTTACCGACATCGGCGCTCAGGGGTCAGTCATCACCGTAGATATCCGCCTCACAGCCTCTATGAAGGAGTAGAAATGCCAGTCGTCAGCATTGCGGGTTCCGAGTTCACCGTGCAGGTGGCCTCGGTCGCATACAGCGCCCAAGTCACCTCGGGCACAATCACCCAGACGAGCACCATCACGCGCACGAGGACGCTAGGCGGCGGTAACGCCTTCACGCAGACCGACCTCATCAGCGCGCTGGCCGTCACTTTCCTGTTCGACGGTGACGCGGGCATTTACAACGCGCTCGAGAACGCCGCGACCGCCGGCACGTCGCTCGCCGTCACGATCGACGACGGCACCAACACGGCATGGGTCGGCGCTGCCATGTACGTCGAGAGTGTCGAGGTGTCCTACGACGCGACCGGCGTGGCAACCGCCACCGCTGCACTCACCGGCGAGCTGGCGATCTCCTAGTGTGGGACGTACTTGACGTGTACCTCGACGGGGCCAATGACCCCGTCGAGGTACCGGTGCTCACCGTCTACGTCGTCGACTACCGGGACCTGTGCGACAAGGCGAAGGTCACGGCGTACCCGGCTGGCCTTGACCTGCTGTCAGCGTTCTGCGCGATCGTCGACCCCGAGCCTCTCGACCTTAAGGTCATCAAAAAGTGGGCACGCGAACACAAGGTGATTATCGACAGGCGCGAGCATGTGGGCCCTACGAAGACGGCGACCCCCGCCGTCTAGTTGTCCAGGTCGCGCTACGGATTAACCGGCCCATATTCGAGGTCATTGGATACGAGCCGCGAATGCTGGCAACGATCGTGGAGGAGTTGAACGGTGGCTAAGCAGGTCGATATCCGGGTGGAGGGACTCAACGCCCTCCTGAAGGACCTGCGGCAACTGCCCAAGGAGGCAACCGTCGAGCTGCGCCGCGCATCGGTCGACATCGCGACGCGCCACATGCTGCCCTCATGGAAGGCGGCAGCGATGACAGCAGGCGACTGGGGCCCAAAGTTGGCCGACTCGATACGCGTGCGGTCCGATCGCCTACCGGCGCTCCTGATCGGCAAGGACCGGAAGGCCTACAAGGGCGGCGCATCGACGAACATGGTGCGGTTCCCGGCCAACAAGGGCACCAAGGAGAAGGTCAGGGAGCCGTGGCCCGGCCTCAAGTGGGCGCCGTTCGGCGACGGCACCAACTGGATGGACCGCCGCAGGCCGTACAAGGATCAGGCGACGAGGGAATGGTTCCAAGCAGTCGACCTCATCATCACGAAGTGGGATAGGAGCACCCTGTGAGCCGCACCCTTGCGATGTACCTGCTCGCAGACCTCACTCGGTTCAGCCCACGACTCCGCGACGCCGAGCAGGACCTCGGCAGGTTTGGGAACGCGACCAGGCGCCTCGAAACGACATTGTCCAGGGCACTCGGACCGGCCCTTATCGGAGCGGGCGCCGCAGCCGGATACGCCGCGGTCCAATTCGGGATCGACGGCGTCAAGGCGTTCGTCGACGACGAGGCGGCCGCAGCGAAACTAGCGACGACCCTGCAGAACCTCGGACTGGCGCAGGACACGAGCGCCGCCGAGGCCAGCGTCGACGTCATGCAACGCCAATTTGGTGTCGCCGACGACCTACTGAGACCGGCGCTAGGCAAACTAGTTTTGGTGACAGGGGACGTCACCGAGGCAAACAAATTGCTTGCGGTCGCCCTCGATGCCAGTGCGGGGACGGGGCGTAGCCTTGAGCAGGTCACCCAGGCGATCGCACGGGCAGCCTCGGGCTCGGCGACCTCACTGCTGAAGATAGCGCCGGCACTCGATCAGAACATTCTCAAGAGTGGCAACCTCAACGCGATCACGGCAGAACTCT